GGACGTCAGAACTTCTTGCGTACAGTTCCATAATCGTCGCTTTCAGGTCCTGATCCCGGCCCATTGCGATTTTTGAAGCTTCGAGAAGGGTTAGTGCCATTTTTTTGATCTCCTTTTATAATATGAACTTTTTTTAAGAATTATTTAGCGTTAGCAGCCGCATCTTCCTTATGGATGATCTTAAGCCTCTCACTGGCAGGAAGTTTGTAAAAAGTTTCATCTCGTCTCCCTGTTCCACCTTTTTCGTGAGATCCTTGACCTCCACCGCCTCCGGCTCCACCGGCGGTTGCTTTGAGAATCCTGTCTTTCATGGGGTAAACATCGATGATTGCTCCAAGGGCCTCTTCAAATCCGGCTGACTCTCCCGGGCGCTCTCTGGAAAAGATTTTTTCTCCATCAATATAACCAATAACTTTTGCTTCAGCTCCCTCTCCTTCGACTTTGAAATGTTTTCCGAAATAATTAGAAGCGATATCTGCAGGAAGAATGGTTTTATCCTGGATTGTCGGAGAATTTGCAAACTGAGATCTAACCATCAGTTCATAAATTGTGTCACTTTTTTTCAGGATATCCCCCTGGAAAGCATCTTCTTTCAGTTTGAAACCTTTTTTTAGATCGGATTCTTTTTCAACAAAAGCTTTCATCATCTCAGTTTTGATAGTTTCAACCTGTCCCGCGTCAACAAGCTTTTTATCGTCAAAGTTTTTAATAGTTTCGAGAGCTTTCTTTGCGACTCCAGGATCCATGAAAACTGGTTTGCCATCTTCTTCTCCAATGACAAATTCGTTTAGACTTTTGACCAGATCTTCATTCTTTTTCCTTCTGTCAGCACTTTCATTGTTAAGGTTATGGATGGTATCCATTGCTGCTCCTGCATCAAAAGGAGCTTCTTTTCCGTCATCATGAACGTAGACGGGTTTTCCATCGACAACTACCACATTTCCGTTTTCATCTCGTTTTAATTTCATGGCATCTCGCCTCCTGTTTTTTGGCATCTCGCCGGGCTTTCGGCATCTCGCCGAGTTAACGTTTAGTTATTTTCCTAATTTTACAAGTTTACATTGTTCGTCGTTTCTTCAAATAAGATTGACATAGTTATAAGATTTTTCTATCATTCAAATCAACTTATTACATAAAAGAACAGCTTAGTCAATCTATAAAATAATTTTTTAAGGGGCTGGGAAGAAAATGAAAGAGAAACCAGGAGAAACGATTGGTAATATGCCTATAGAAAATGGCATTCAAATGTTTACTCAACGGGAAGGGAAAAGCAATAAAAGCTGGAAATTTATCAAAGATAGAGGCATCATAACTAACAAAGACAGATCTGGTAGACTTAGAATTATTAGATTAAAACAACAGATATTTCTTAGAGCTTATTATCAAATCGGAAATTTTTGCATATCAGATACCTGTAAAGCTGTTGGGATCGGAAGGGACGCTGTTTATGGATGGAAAAAAAACGATGAATGGTTTTCTCAAAAACTTGAAATAGTCGAAGAAGAAAAAAAAGACTTCATTGAAAGTAAACTTCTTGAAAGAGTCAGAAGAAACGATACTGCAGCGATTATATTTGCTGCAAAAACAAAGCTGAGAGATCGTGGCTACGGTGAACATAAAACAATCGATCAGAAAGTTCACCATGAAATGAGCAAAGAACAGATCGATGCTGTTGCAAAAGCAAAAACTGCAATGGAAGGAAATATTATAAATGTAACGCCTGAAAAGAAACTTTTAGGAGGATAACGATGCAAAATCTTCAATTTGAGCCTTCGCCATTTCTCGATTCATACTCGAATCTCATATGTTACTCCTGTGCTCAATGGCCTAATTATAAAACTCCACAACATATTATTACGATAGCCAAGCATCTTGAGCTTGTCGAACAGGGAGAAATTACAAGATTGATTCTCACAGTGCCGCCTCGTCATGGAAAACCATGTAGCATAGATAGTATTTGCCTTATGGAAAATGGCAGCAATAAAAAGCTTGGAGACATTGAAATTGGAGACAGACTTATAACTCATACAGGTTGTTCTCAAGAAGTTCTTGAAATTTACGAACAGGGCATGCTTGAATGTCTAAAAATTACTACATTTCTTGGCCGAACTCTTATCACTGCACCAGACCATCCTTTTCTTACACCAATGGGATACAAGAATGCAGAAGATTTAAAAATTAATGATGTTCTTGCGGTTGTTCATTCACCTAAAACAATTCCGGAAAAATCTGAAAAAAAAATCGAAGAATTTATTTTAATGGGATATTTTCTTGGTGATGGATCATGCACATCTAACCCAATTTTTTCGAATGGTGACACCTCTATTCTTGAAGATTTTGAACAATGTTGTAAAGTTTTTAATATGGATTTTGGATCTATAAATGAGAAAAAAGGCCATAAAGAAATATATGTAAAACAACCATGTCGAGATTGGCTTAGAAGATATGATCTATGGGGGAAAACATCTCATACAAAAATAATTCCTGAGTTTATATTCAAAGGTTCAAATAAACAGATATCTGCTTTTTTAGGTGCATATTTTTCTTGCGATGGATCTGTATCAAAAAAAGGGAAAAAGAGAAAAGATTGTTGTCTTGAATTTTATTCAGTAAATAGACTGATATTAAAACAATGCCAGCATCTTCTTTTAAGACTTGGGATTAGATCTAATCTTTCTTTAAAAAACGGAAGACGTCCGAATGGAGAAGTTCATAAATCATGGAGGCTTTCTATTACAAGCCAGGATGATGCTACAAAAATGATGCAAAGAATTCGAATCATAGGAGAGAAAGAAAAAGCTTTAAAAAAATGGGGCTTAAAAAGAACCTTGTTTGGAGAAGCAGATTATATTGCAGATTCAATTATATCTATAGAACAAGACGGACTACATAAATGTAGATGCCTTAATGTTGATGAAGATCATACTTTTCTTATAGATGACGTTGTTGTTCATAATACTATGCTTGTTTCAGAAAACTTCGTGCCATGGTATCTTGGAAGGAATCCGTCTAAAGAAGTAATTTTTGCAACTTATTCCGGAGATAGAGCTGATGATGTTGGTAGAAAAGTAAGAAATCAAATGATCGATCCGCTGCACAGCCAGGTTTTTAGAGGTTGTCAAATTTCAGAAGATTCACAATCAGTTAAAAAATTTAGTACAAAACAAAAAGGTGAGTATCACGCAGTTGGGGTCGGCGGCGCAATTACCGGAAGGGGAGCAAATTTATTTATTATTGATGATCCGATTAAAGGACGAAAAGAAGCTGAATCCGTTGCGACCAGGGCAATGATAAAAGATTGGTATACTTCTGTTGCTTATACGAGATTGATGCCACAAAATGCTGTTATTGTGATTATGTGTTTAGTAGGGAAAACTCCTATATTGATGGGAGATGGTTCTTGGAAGAATATTAAAGACATAAAGAAAAATGATATAGTTATGTCTTATGAGGATGGAAAACATATTGCGAAAAAAGTAAAAAATCAAGGATGTCAAGGGAAAGATAAGGTGTATAGAGTCGTTCTTCCAAATCATGCTGTTGAAGGAAACGAAAGACATCCATTTCTTGTTAAAATAAAAGAAGATAAATATGAATGGAAAAGATTAAAAAACCTCAAAAAAGGAGATGAAATAGTCGTATCAAGAAAAATAAGGTTTAATAAAAAAAAAGAAATTGGAGTTAATGAATCTTTTCTTCTTGGATTTATGTTTGGAGATGGATGGATTACGATCAATGATAAAAAGAACTATGATAAAAAAAGAAAAAAATATTATGAAACAAATTCTTTAATTACTTGCGTTGCAAAAGGAGATAAGCCTAAAGTTCAAAAAATTATACTTAAATTATTTAAAGATATATTTAATGTTGTGCCTAAAGACACTGGATTTGGTTACTATAGAACTGAAGTTGCAGAAGTAGGGAACTTTTTTATAAAAAATAATCTAGTTGGAAAAGCAAAGACAAAAAGACTTCCAAAGTTTATTTTTTCACAACCTTTGCATATCAGAAAATCATTTTTTAATGGATTTATTTTAGCAGATGGATGGATAGGAAAATGTGGTATTCGTGGAAAGGAACGCAGAGCTTTTTGTCTTAGTAATGTAGAATTAGTTGAAGACCTTAGAGTTTTATCCATGTCATGTGGTTATTCTCCATCACGTATAAGCATATGGAAAGGAAAGATAAAGGCACCTAACAGTAAAGATTTTGTGAATGCAATAAATGTTGTTTGTTCAATGGTTGATGAAGTAAAAGAAGATGAGTTTACCACAGCTAAGGTAAGAAAGATTGAGGATGTAGGAGAAAACCTTGTCTATAATATAGAAGTTGAAGATACTGAAAATTTTATTGCTGATGGAATGGTAACGCATAATACCAGATGGCATGATGATGATCTTGTTGGCTGGTTATTAAGCGAGCACTCGCATGAAAATTGGACTGTGATAGATTTTCCTGCAATGGCTATGGAAGATGAAGATGTCCTTGGTAGGAATATTGGAGATCCTCTATGGAATGATCCAGAATATGGATTCCCTAAAGAAAGACTTGATAAGATAAAAGAAACGATAGGAACGAGAGACTGGAGTGCTCTTTATCAGCAACGTCCGATAATAGCTGAAGGAGGGGTTGTTAACCTTGATTGGTTTAAAAGATATGATAGTAGGATAGATGGAAAAATAATCAGGAGGGTTCAAAGTTGGGACACTGGAGCAAAAAAAGCGATAAGAAATGCTCCGTCAGTCTGTACTTCATGGATTGTTACAAAAAACGGATATTATCTATGGCATGTTTTCAGAAAAAGAATGGAGTATCCAGAGCTTAGAAAAACTTCTGAAGCTCTTGCTAAGAAATTCAGAGCTGATGCTGTGTTGATTGAAGATAAGTCAAGTGGTGAAGCTCTTATCCAAGATCTTAAATCAGCAACTAGTATTCCTGTAATTGCAATAATGCCTGAAGCAGACAAAATAACGAGACTTTCAGTTGAATCTTCAAAAATAGAATCAGGCCTTGTTTATTTACCTATTCAAGCTCCATGGCTTGTTGATTATGAAATGGAAATGGGCTTCTTCCCTTATTATAAAACAATGGACCAGGCAGACTCTACAAGCCAATTTCTTAAATGGATAGGAAAGAAAAAATGGAGAAGAAGGGTGGGTTTTGAGAAATTTTACAAATAAATTACTTAAAGGAGGGGACTATGGACTTAGATAAACTAAAAGCTACAAACCAACATTATAAAGACCATCAAGCAGCTTGGAGGTTCTGGGAAGCAGCATATGAAGGTGGTGAAACTTTCATAAATGTTGTCGTTACTCAGAATCCAAGAGAATCTACTTCAAATTTTAATGAAAGAAAAGAAGAGGCAATGGTCTTTAATTTGTCTGAATCTATTATCGATCTTTTTAACTTTTACCTTACGGAAAAAACTCCAATGAGGGACCTTGGTCCTCTTGCGAACGATTCCCTATGGCAAATGTTTGAAAAAGACGCTGATCTTAATGGAACAAATTTTGATGTTTGGTTAAATGAGAAACAAAAAGTGGCTGCGATATTCGGCATGGTAGGCATTCTTGTTGATAAGCCACCAGGGATGCGTGAAAATAAACAACAAGAGATTGACCAAAAAATATATCCTTATTGTGCTGCTTATACTCCTTTAAATATCCTTGATTGGACTACTGAAAGGAATAGAGATACAGCAAGGCATGAATTGACCTATTTGAAATTGGTTGATACTGATGGGAAATTCCTTCTATGGTGGGAAAAAAACTGGCAAATCTGGGAAATTCCTTTTGGTCAGGATGGAGAAGAAGAAGATCCAATAATGATTGATGAAGGAGAAAACTCTCTTGGTGAGATTCCGTTTTTCTGGATGGTGAATATACAGAGTGCTATTGATTCGTATTATGGGGTTTCTGATATTAAAGAAATAAGCCGGATTCAGGCAAGTATTACAAGGAATATTAGTTGTGGTGAGGAAGTTATAAAATATGCCGGCTTTCCTCAAGCGAGGAGGCCTTATTTAAGTTCTGGAGATGAAGGTAGTGGTTCGAATGCTGCTGGAATTACTGCTATTCTTGAATTTGATCCTGAAAATCCTGAAGCAAAGCCTGACTGGTTGGAAGCACCTTGCGCAGAACCGATCGAAGCAATAATTAGCTGGATTAAGACGAAAGTTGGGATAACTTATGATATGAAACATATAAGCGGGATTCATGCAACAGCGCAAAGCATTGAAGCAAGATCCGGAGCTGCTCTTAGAGCTGAGTTTCAACAGCTTAACAGTGTTCTTATAAAAAAGAATGAGAACCTTACAGAAGCTGAAATAATGATTATTAAACTTTGGACAAAATGGCAGGAATCTGAAGATCTTTTTAAAAATATTGCTATTACTAGGCCAAAAGAATTTTCTATTGATGATTTGAGTATTAGTCTTGATAATACTGTAAAGGCCATGTCAATCGTTGTTAGTGATGAATTTAAGAGACTTTCGATGAAGAGTGCAGTTAAAAAGACAATGCCTGATATGTTGGACAAGGACAGAGAGGTAGTAAATAAAGAAATAGATGTTGCTGATCTCTCCATAGTTGAGATAGAAGAGGACTCATCTAAAAAAAGAAACACTGGGAAGCCAGATGGATTGAATGATAATTAAAAAAATGGAGCCGTAAACGGGGATTGAACCCGCGACCTGTCGTTCATTCAAAGTGATCAAATCTTTAAACATTGCGTGTCGACAGCTCTACCGCTGAGCTATTACGGCTTAAATAGAACTTTTGTTTCAATGATTCTTTCACAAATTGGACAAGAAAATGTAAAGTCACCGATTTGATCAAGATATGTAGCGTCAATGCCAAAATGGAAGCCACAGTCACATTCGGCTACTTCAAGCGATACTTCTTTGTTTTCTACTCCTTTTAATCTTTTCATACCTATCCTTTTAAAGCTTGATTAAAGATTACGATTTCCTGCATTGTAAAAACGTTTTATTGATTGGCCTGCTTTGGTATCTGGGATAAGTTTATTTATGATACAAAGAGCTTCTTTTTTTGTCATACCTCCCATTATCATAATGGCAGTATCGTTCATTTTTAAAGTTTTGTAAGCTATCCTAAGTTGGTGTTTGTCGAAAGTGTTTAATTCGTTTATTGATGTTGATTTCATTTTCAAGCCCCTTTTTTGTTTATAAGTTTATCTTCGTTTATTTTTGAGTTTTCTACAGACTGGTAGACATCTTAACTTTCTGAGAGCTTTGAATTTTATTTGATTAATGCGCTCCCTGGTAACGCCTTCTTCCCCGGCAATTTTTTCTAAGGTATATCCTTCGAGATATCTTTTCTTCATTATTTTTTGTTCTCTTTCTGTGAGAGTGGCTAAAGCATCTCTTAAATCTTTTGAAAAATGTTGCTTATCTTCTTTATTATATCCATGTACTATATCAATTATTTGGACTGGAAGTAATTCAGTTCTTGCAATGTCACATATATCGCTTGGAAAGAGATAAGCTGGCTTGGCTTTTAAGGTTTTACATAGTTTTACTACCCATTTTTTCAATTGACCCTTGCGGGGATCGAGAGGTCCGGTAGTTCCTTGGCATAGAGATAGAATTGAAGAGGGAGAACATCCACACTTTTCTGCTAATTTTTTTATTGTATACCCCATTTCCATTCGGACTTCATTGATTTTATTTTCAAACTCTCGGTTATGAAATCGAATATATGGGATTCCTGGTTTATTTCCTAGAGGTTTCATTGGCTATTTTGATTGGAAGCAACCTCCTTTATTTATTATACGTTCTATAACCTTCCAGGAAAATTCAACTTGTTTGTCTACAGAGCAGACAAAGGGAAACTCAAGTAAACGTCCTTTAATTGCTGCTACTTTTCCATCGAGAAAACATGGTTTGGTTATGAGGTCATCCCATTCTGCTTGACTTATGACTTTCTTTTTTAATGATCTGTCAGGTTCTGGTATGTTCATAACATTATTCCATTCTTTTTGAATTATGGTTTCTTTTATTATTCATTTCAATTTCCAGCATAATCATATGATTAAGCTGCCCATGTTCTGCATAATAAAGACAATCTTCGCAGATTTCATAACAATAGATTTTTTTGTGGTAGGATTGTATCCATTAACATGATATAGAGTTCTGCCTAAAGGTCGACTACAACAATCACAGGCAAACCAAGAAAAATAACCTTCATCTGCTAGTCCCTTACCACAATGTTCGCATGTATCTTGGATATGCCCACATTCTTCACATTTTTTTGTATATGCTTGAGATAAATTGGTAATCCCTTCCTTTTCTCTAAAGATTGCGACTGATTTTATATATTCTCTGTATTCTTCTCTGTTCATGGCACTATTTCCTTTGGATATTCCCCTATTATCCATGCAGTTTTAAATTCTGGAGAAATTTTAGTAGGAGCATCAAGGGTATATTCCCACCAACATCCATAGAGATCTATTCCCCAATTGCCAGTGAGTGTTCCAGAATCAGGAATATTATCAATACGCAAATCTTTTTCTTCCAGTTGAAAGCCTGTTCTTCTAAATGACATATCATTCTCCAGGATCTTCAGAGAAAGCCCATTCTCCGATTATATTTCCGTTGGTGTCTATTACGTCTCCAAAGACTACTCCTTTTTGGATTTTAATAGCAGTTTTTTCTAATATTC